CCTTGACGACAAAGTTGAAAAGCGGCTCGATGTTGTCATTAAGCCACCCGGTCACCATCACGATGGCGTCGTACCCAGGCACCAGCAACTTGAACGTAGCCAGCCATGAGTTGTCCGGAAACTTGTCAGACAGCCAGGTCCAGACCGCCTTGATATCCTGCCAGCCGCGGTCGAGCAACTCCAGGGACAATTTGACGATCTTGTCCACGGGGATCATCCCGGCAAGGCGCGACAATTCATCCCACGCGCTCTGCGCAATGCTGACGGTGACGTCAATGGCACGGCTGACAATCGGCTTGAGCGAGTCGCCAAGTCGCTTCAGGCTATCCCACGCGGATTGTGCAACCGAGATCGCAAGTTCGATGCCACGCTCGACAAACGGCGCGACGGCGTCGTAGACCTCACCGGCAACGCGTTTCGCCTCGTCGAATCCCTTGAGCGTCAACGTCCACGCGCCATCGGCAAGGTCCTTGAGTTTTCCCCAAAGCCACTTTGCGGCTTCGCTCACGAGTTCGATTGCGTCCTTCACCAGCGGCAGGTCAAGCACCCACGCGGCGAATTTCTCAATCGTCAACATGATCCACTTGCCAAGTTGGCCGAGTTGCACCCCGAATCCAGACACCCACGTGATCGCCGCCTTGAGTTGTTGGCCGACAATGCGCAGGAAGTCCCACACCGGCTTCAGCAACCGCGCCACCACTTGCAACGCCGCCCCGAACAGGCGCATCGCGACCGAAATGATTTGCAGCGCTGCTGTCAGGTACGGCAGGACCGCGGTCAGCAAGTCGCCGAGGATCGTCAGGACCGGCATGATCATCTCGCCCAACGCCTTGAATGAATCGCCGACGGCAGCAAGGAAATCCTGGAAATCCTGCGACGAGGTGAGCGCACTGATCCCGGCGCTCAGGTCGTCGGTCAGTTGGATCAGGTCCTTGTAGAAGGTTTTCGTGAGCGGTTCCAGCGCCTTCCCGATTGACACGAGGCTACGGTTCAGTTTCGCGTCGAGTGTGGACGCCAGGCCAGTGACCGACTGCGACGCGCGTTCAGTGCTGCCCCCGAACTGCTTGTCGATCTGGTCGATCAACAGTGGCAGGACCTTCTTCGCGACCAGTTCGCCCCTCGACGCCATTTGGCCCAGCGCGTTCGTCGAGACGCCCATGGCGTCCGCTAACATCTTCTGGGCAGGTATCCCGGCTTCCGCGAACTGATTGAGTTCCTCTTGGCTGACCTTGCCTTTGAGGAGCATCTGGCTAAACGCCAGCGTCGCGCGTCCGAACGTCTCGGCGCTGTCACCGCTGATGTCGGACAGCCCCGTCATCACGCGCGTCAGGTCTTCGGCCTGCACGCCTGCGCCCAAGAGCATCTGGGCGCTCTTCATCACCGCCTGGTCATCGAACGGTGACCAGTCGGCGAAGTCCTGAAGTTTGCTGAGGATCGCGTCCGCCTTCGTCGCGTCACCGGTCAGCCGGATGAACGTGTTGCGGTAACTCTCGACCTCGGCGGCTGCCGAAACGGACGCCTTGACGAGTTGGTAGGTACCAGCCACCAACGCAGCCGTAGCAGCCACGGCGACGCCGAGTCCGACGGCTGCCATGTTGGCCCCGCCACCCACGCCGGTGAGCGCCCGGGCCGCCCCGAGTGCGCCACCGGACGTCCCGGACATCCCGGAGTTCAGTCCGTTTAGCGCCTGGTTGATCCGCTTGAGCGCCGGGGTCGCCTGATCGACGACTACCGCGTTGATGCGCAGGTTCGCGACGTTTGCCACTTCAATCGTGCCTATCGTTTACGGTTGTTCCGCTGCTTGCGCTCGCGTTCCGCCCGGACCTGCGCCTCGTAATGTTCGACCAGGAGCAACCGTGTCCGCCATAGTGGTTCCAGCCTGACGAGTTGTTCCGGTGTCCACCCGTACCTGCGCATCAGCAACACGTCGGACGTCCACGCCGGACCCTCGGCCTTCCCCTCTACCCAGTACCAGAGTTGCTCCCGCTCGCGTTTGGGACCGTCACCAGTTCCCCAACTTGTGTAAGGATCGCCTCGACGACGTGCGCCGGCAAGCGGTCCAGTGCCTCCGCCGTCACCGGCACCGGCAATTCCTCACCGGTATCGACGTCGGTCAGTGACCATGCGGTGATCATCGACGCGACCTGCGCCAGTGACCGGCCGAACTCATCCTCGATGGACGACGCGCGGATCATCCGAGCCTTCGTCGTCCACCGCATCGCCTCCGGGTGCTCGACCTCGACCCAATGGCCGGGTTCACCGGCGGCATCGAGCGTCAGTCGGACTGTGCGAAGTGGTTTCGCGTACCCCATGATTGATTACCCCTAATATGATGTCTGCGTGTTGTTCAACACGAACTTGCACGGGCCGCTGTCGGTCGTGTTGTAAAGGCAACGCCCCTGCAACGTGATCAGGTATTGCCCGCCACCGAGATCGCGGGTGGCCGGACCGTCCCCGAATGACGCCTGCGTCGCGGTGAACACGAGCGACCGCAACGTCGATGTCGACCCGTACGTCCACGTGAGCACGAGTGCGCTTTCGTTGAACGCACCTGACGTACCCATATACTTCGCGAGATCGTCCACCGATGTCGTGCCCGCGTCGAGGCTGATCGAGAACGTCGCCTCAAGCGGCTGCTCGTCGATCCGGCTCGGATCCCGGCTGCCAGTCGTGTGCACCGCCTCCTGGCCCCGCGCCAGTGTCAACTCGAACGACGTGACGCGGTTCTGGGCGCTGCCACCGATTGACACGCTTGTGTCGATCCCGATCCATGGCTTGTTCGTCTCCGCGGTCAGTCCAGTCGTCGCGGACCCACCGGACACGCCGGTGGTTGCGACCATCGAGGTCGAGTGCGCCAGCAGCCCGTCACGGGCCGCGAACGATATCCGGAGTTCAGAGATCTTCGCCCCGGAATATTCGCGGTACGCAATCGGGTTGGCATCCTCGACGGTGAACGACGGGACCGACGATCCGAGGGTGATCGTGTGCGGATACACACCGCTGACCGCGCTACCGGTGGACACCGTGCCCATGACCCCGGCAAGCAGGTTGCCCGCAATATCCGGGAGCAGCGGCCCCTCAAGGCTGATGTTCGCAAGACCACCGCCCTGGAGCAACTGGTAGTCCATCGCAGCGATCCCGCGCCGGGCGCTGTCGCGGACCGAGTTGTACTCGTTCGCAAACGTCGGATCGGAAGTTACCGGGATAACCTTGGTCGCTGCGACCGAGGTGTTCCACGTCGACTCCTTCCCGATCTGGACTTTGGTTGTACTAAGGATTGGCATCGTTTGCCTCCGGGGTCGGTGTCACGACCGGGGTTGGTGACGCCTGTGATCCCCCGGCTGGCGCGTCACGCCACCCGGCACGACGCAGGTCGTCGGCGTCGTCGTCTTCGATTGTCCACGTACCGCTCTTCGGCTCGTACGACCGTGCGCCAATCGACACACGGACGACATCCGCATCCGGCGGCGGTGAGAGTTTCACGGCCATTTACGCCTCCACCCACGTCGTCGCGTGGTACAGATCCATTTCAAGGGTGAGTTCGGCTCCGACATACTCGTTGCCGTTGTAGTCTTGCATTCCGATGCTGGCCCGCGTCAATCGTACCTGCCTGACGCCGTTTCCGAGGTTCTGGTTCGCTGCGATCAGCGACCGATACGCGTCCACGAATGCCAGCACCGCCGGGTGCGCCCGTGCGATTGTCGGGAGGTTCGTCAGGTACGTCACGAGGATCGTGGCCTGTTCGTATTGAAAGCCCGTCGGCACCTGACCGTACGGGTACTGGTCGAACGATGACGATGACCAGTGATGAACGACCGCAGGCAAGGCTGCGAGTTGGTCAGGCGGTGCCGCAAAGATCAGGTTTGCCCGGACACCGAGCGCCACCGTGGCCGCCTGTGCCACCGTCCCGAGTTGAGTGAGCGCCGCTTGGACGGTCATGCGCGTGCTCCAGCGGTGCGACCAAACTGGTTCTCGACCGCCTTGGTTTCCTTCGCGACACTCTTGCGGATCACCGCCTTCATCGTCGGTATCGCCTTGGAAATCCAGCCATACGTCGGTTGACCGGCGCGTGACGCGGAGTTACCACGACCGTCGGCTGAGTAGCGGTAGCCGGTCGTGTTCTTGCCTGAAATCTTCTTGGCATAGTTGAGCGCCCAGCCGTACCTAAACCCGCCTGGACTGATCCCGGCACCGGCACCGACGCTGCCCATCTGCGGCTTCGAGGCGCCTTTGGCGTCGAAATACCGTTGACGGATGGCTGATGACAGGTCACCCGAACGCTCGGGTACAAGCGACTGGATACGTTTCGCGCCTTGCGAAGTCGCCGACTGGATCACGCGTCGCATCGCGTCGCGATAGATGACGTCGCCACCGAGCGCCTTGCTGATGCCCCGGAGTCCGGTGATGTTGACACGGACGATGTTCCGCCCACGGGCTGCCATTAGGCCGCACCCAGTCCGCCACCGTGACGGTACGGTTCCAGCATGCGCCGGACCATCGGGTGCAAGCCGCCCTGGATGATCGGCCCGGAAAACTCGGCCCCGCCGGTGATCGGTGCGCCACCGGAGACTTGCTGACGGTAGACGAGCGCGGATTGCATGATGGCCGCCTCCTTGATGACGTTCGGCGCAGTCGCGCCGTAGCCGAAGGTGGCGATGACGCGCACGCCCCGCTCGTGCATCGGAAACAGGTTCGATGACAGTGGTGAGAGCATGATGGAGGTGTACGGTTTGCCCTGGTTGCTCGCGTTCGGTGGTGACGCGTACGCCGTCGTGATCGTGGTGTACGTCGCCCAATCGCCCGCGCTGTCGTACGCCACGGACGTGAGCGCCGTGAACGGATCAGTGTTGACCATCCACGGCGAGGATGCCCGGTAGTAGCGTGTCTGGCTCAGCGGCTGGACATCCGCCCCGACGAAGTCATCGATCTGGCGCGACACCGCGTGGACGATCCGCGTGATGCGGTTGTCGTCCACGGCGTCGGTGATCCCGAGTTCGGCCTTCAGGTCGTCCTCGGTGCAGTAGATGTCCGTCGGTGGCGGCATGTCAGTCCCTTACGACGCCGGGTGAACGTACAGTTTCACAGGGTTATAAGTTGTAGAATTCGCCGCTACTAACCGACCCCCCGTCCTTTGGAAGGCATAGAAGGCGGTCTGAAGTGCATCTGCGTACCGCTCGGTCATTCGCACGAGTTGCACACCCGAAACATCACGGATGATGTACTTCGAGAAGTCACCGAATGCGATTGACTTGGCTGACGCGGCTGCGGCTGCGA